CTTTTAATATTTAGTTAATATATAATGAATTTATTACAAGATGCTATACATCTTTCATCAGAGCCTAAAAGTAAAATATCACATTATAAAAAATATTTAAAAATGCTTGATAAAGATGCTGATGAATACTTAGAAATATATAAAGGGGATTTTCCTGAGAAGGAATTTGTATCTAGTTTAGACCACGTACAGCCGTGGGATACTAGTTGGCGTGATAGTGATAAATGGGACGAATTAAGGTTACGTGCAGCCAAGACTAAAGAAAAAGTTGATTTTTTATATGAAGAATTATATTTAGAAGATGAAAGGCCTAGGAAAAAATTAAAAAAGTATAAAAGAATGTCTAAGTTGTATGATAGCCTAGAAGCTGATTTATTACATTTAAAAATTATAAAAAATTCTTTTAAACAAGTAAAAGAATCATTTGTTCCAGACAGAGGAGGCAGGAGAAAATCACGAAAGAAAAGAAGAAAGAGAAAATCACGTAATAAGAGAAAAAAAAGAAAAACGAAAAGACGTAGAAAAACGAAAAGAAAACGTAGAAGATAATTGTATATTTTAATATAAAGTTTTTAATAATAATAAAATATATATGGCTGTAGTATTCAAGAATGATAATATATTTATCAAGAAAATGAAGAACAATAAATATAAATTGGACTACGAAGAAGGTGATTATAAACATTACTGGAAGTTTGTGAAAGAATTAATTGGAGAGAAAAATGGAAATTTTGAAGCACATAGTGTGGTTAGTTTGAAAGAACTATTAAATAAAAAGAAAAATAAGTTATCATACCATCATTTAGTATCATTTACCAAGCAAGTAGGTAATCAATATGTAAATTTAGAGAAAGATGGTTATGGAAAGGTGTTTATTGATGTTGATGATATAATAGTAGTTCATAAAAATGAAACATTACAAGATAGTATATTCTTGTGTCTTGGATTAAAAGATGTTAATAAAATAGAAAATTTGGATATTAAAATAAATTTTCCATATAAAAAATCAAGAAATAGTACATTTTTCTCTCCAGAATTAAGAAATGGAAAAGTCTTCCCACTAAAAATAAATAAAACTTCATGTATTTTTTCTCTAGCACTATTAGTTTCTTTTTGTATAAACGATAAAATTACCTTGGAAACTATAAAAGAAAGTCTAAGTCCAATAGCTGAAACTAAGCTATATTATTGTTTATTAAGATGTTTAGAAGAAGAAACATATAATAGATATTATTTATGGATTTAATTTTCTATATATTAATTATATGTCTTTAAAAGTATTAAAAGCAAGAGCTCAAACAAGAAGATTAGTATCAGAAAAAAATAGCACAGCAATAATGCCTGTAAATTTATATTATTCACGAAATAAAGGATTATGTTGTCCTACAAAGTCACAAGCCCCAAATGCGTCAGGTGGAATTTATGTGGCAAAAACACCTGCTCCACAAAAAAGTTATGGTAATTATACTAGACAAGCTATGTTAGGATATAGTGGTCTGGCTAATAGGGTTGTTTCATTAAGAAACTCTCAGACAAATGCACAAATACCAAACGAACCGTCAGGAAAACCTGAAAGAATTACATTTAAAAGAATGCCTGAATTTTCACAAAGCCAATATTTAAGAAATCTTGGAAAGCCTCATATTAGAGAAGATAAATGTAATCCGGTGTCTCCAAAATGTAATAATGATTGTTCTGGTAAGAACAAACATTCTATTACAAAACCGATGGGATTTTTGAGCGAAGGTGAATATTTACATCAAAAAATAATCCAGAAAATAACTCCAAAAGACCATAATGATGATTGTTCTATTAAATTTAATTATGAATTACCATTAGCCCCTTCTTCTAATAATAGAAATTGTTAATCGCGGTATAATAATATAAAAAAAATTATATATTATTATAAATGTCTAATTATTTAGAAGCGTCAAATACGTCCACCAATACATTACTTGAAAAATTAGATTACGATGAATATGAAGGTAAAACATATCACGTAAATTTTAAAATAAATACAACGGATACTATTGTGAAAAATTTATATACAAGTAAAAAAACTCAATTAGAATCAACGAATTATAAACAAGACGCTCATAAAGACTCGGGTATTCCAATATATATGCCTGAGACGAAATCTTTTGCTCCTATGACTATAACAGAAGTAGATTTTAAAATAGAATCTATCATATATTATAAACACAAAGTTAAAACATACGCTAATATTATGTCTTTTGGTGATGATGAGGACACTATAGAAGAAAATTGTGGTTGTTCAAGTGATGCTTCAGGGAATTTACATACCGATAATTCAGGTAATGAAATAAATCAGAATGATCACGAAATATTAGCAAGTCAACCTTTTCATTCTGGATTATCAAAAAGTTATTTTGAACCTATGCCTTATTTCTTGGTTCCATATCAAGGTATATATGCTAAAAAACTAATATTAATGAATTCTATTGGATTAATGGATAGTAGTTATAGAGGAAATTTAAAGGGATATTTTTTTAATACATCAAATCAAGTTGTAACAATGAATAGAGGAGATAAAGTATTAAATGTAGCATTACCTAATTTATCTAGAAATTTTAAACTAAATCTTTTTGAGGAAACAGATGATGTTGAGGATCATCCACCTAGAGAATTAGAAAAACAACAAGAATATTTTCCAACCCCTTTTGACCAGATTTATTAATTATTTATGGAACAGGTGGGGGTAATTATCACGTATATAGGTATTACAGTCAGATGCGAATATTAAATAGGAAGTTTTATTTCTTTCAAAATGCTGATTACAGTGTCCGCATATATGAATATAAAATTCAAATAAATACTCATTATGATGAAACGTTTCAAATAAAATATATTTACCTGTGATTGCTTTACACCTAAAACAACCTTGTAACCATCCATTTTCAGGTAAATGAGATTCCCTATAAATATAAATACGTTTTAGTGTAGGCATAGTTATATAACTTTAGAAAACTAATTTTATATTCTAATTGAGTGATAAAATAATATCAGCAATTTATATATGCGTAAAACTAGACATAGAAGAAGATCACGTAGAAGACGTTCTCGTAAAATGAGAGGTGGAAATATCCTTACAAATGGATTGAGTAAATTTACCTCTCTTTTTGGAAGTACGAAACCAGAAGAAAAACAAGAACAACTAGGTCAACCATCGGTTGAACCATCGGTTGAACAATCGGTTGAACAGCCAGGAGAACAAGTAGGAGGAAAAAGACGCCGAAGACGTAGAAAATCAAAAAAGAAACGTGGTGGTGGATGTGGATGTGCCTCACCTATGGGAGGTGGAAAGAGAAAACGCCGTCGCAAAAGTCGTAAGAAGAAAAAGCGAAGTCGTAGAAGGCGTCGCCGTTAAGTTCATTTTTTTTAGTGCCTTTTTTATTATACATTATATAATAAAAAATTACCAATTTCTAAACCAGGGTCTACCATTTACAGCAAATTGTGCGCCTACTGTAGCACCGATAGCCCCCCATAATGCTACATCACGCCAATCTAAACTATCACGAGAAGTTGGACCGTGTGTTGCCCCAAAAAGAATAGTAGAACTGGCTGCCGATAAACCAACCCATAAAGAAACTTTAACTAAATCAGGTAAATAATTTCCAGGATATAAAATATTAGCGAATGAACTCATATTATATATTAATTAATTAGATATATGTTTAAATAATTATTTTTTTCTTGTTTTTCTTCTTGTTTTTCTTCTAGTTTTTCTTCTACGAGAATACGTTTTTTTATGTCTGTGTTTTTTTCTTCTCTTTTTCTTTGTTCTTTTTTTTCCACCACTTAATATACCTACAATAGGGTTTTCTTGGATATACGTAGGTATATTAGGATTATATACTATACATACTAATTTTTCTACTGATGTTTTAATTTCATCTCGTGACATCCTTTTGATTTTTTTCCAATTTTTTTTTTGGATTCCTATAGACCAGGCTAATAAATTAAAAAAATATGTAGATAAAAAATTTTTCATACGTGATGCGGAGCATTGGGAGTGGCGTGGTCCATATAATTTATCTAATGAACCGTGGTCTCCTCCAGGTATATAATTTATCTCAAATTTGGCTAATTTTTCAACTATACCTTCTTTTACGTTATAATTTGCTTTTCTCATAATTCTTATTAGTGCTACTTTTGAAAAAAATTCCTCTAACGATAATAATCTTTCATATCTTATTAGATTTGGATTTTTTACAGAAATGGTATTTCTAACATCGGGATTATTTAAAGCAAAAATAATGGATAACAGGGTATGTTGAGCGCGATTTAAGTAAGAAGCACAATATACATTATTATCATCATCTTTTAAATATTGATTTTCCACTAAATATTTACCTAATAGTCTTGCTTGTAAAATACCCATAGGTGTAAGGTTGGTATCAAGATTTCTATTTAGTTTTTTTGAAATAACGTTTGAACCAACAAGTTGTAGGGGTTTGTTATGAAAAGCATTACCGTGTCGTATTAAAAAAATTTCACATCCATCAAGTTGAGATAAATAAGTTTTTGTAAAATCAACCCATTTTTTGGAGTTAGATTCATGAAACATTCCAGATTGTTTAAAACTATCATATAAAACTAATTCATCTTTATTACTGTCGTACCATTGCCCTTTTTTTCTAAAATAAGTAGAATTCATTTTATCTGGAAATCCATCATAAATAATAGATAATTTCCATCCACGTTTTTGAAATTTAAAGTGGAAACACATACAGTTGGCTATTTTAAAATTCTCTGGAGTTTTTGGTAGTAATGGTTTTAAAATAGTTTTTAAAAGTCTATGGTGATGACTTACCATAAAAAACTTTAGAGGGCCATTAAAATCTACTTGACCAATCATAAATTTACTTACATCGTTCCAAAAAGTTTTATGGGTGCAACTTCTAGAAGATTTAACTGAAGATGGAACATATTCAATACTGTTATCATAGGTGCACTGAGGATTACTATTAGCTAACTCAGCCTTTGTTGTATTACACACGTTACTTAATCGTCTATTCATTTTATTTCCAATTAAAACGCCAGTGCTGTTACCAATTTTGCAAGTTTGTAATCTAGTAGACGAATTTTCTTTATCAAAACTACCAAATACTTTCATTTCATTTAAACAAGGCATAATATATAACTTATCTAAACTATGTTGTCTTTCATACATTTCACCTGTTCTTTTACCCAAACCTACAAAAGGATCTAATTCATCGTATGTATTATTTTTATTTACTTTAGTTTCTCCGGACATATATAATAAGTATTTAAAATAAATTATGATAAAAAAAACGTTATCATAATTATGTTTGCGGTTTGGGTTTTGATGATTTGTTAAGGGACAAATACAACTATATAAACCCTTAGTAAAATGTCCTTTAATATAATATTAATATTAATATTTGACCTATAAATAAATAATATCCACCGATAAAATTTATATTCTTTTACTCATGTTATCATAAGATAATGAATTGCTGTTTCCAAACCTTTTATTAATAAGCCAACTGCTACATACCCTTGAACTCAGATTGATATACTATTATAGTCGTTCGAATTAGTCTAAACAACGACTTGAAGACCCCTTTTGACTAATTTGGTGGTCTTCAGCGTGAGCTCTAACGTCTTATTTTTTATTTTTTTTGTATATCAATACATCATTGTTCTATATTTACACCAACTTTTCCTCTCTCTACTTACCTCCTCTTCTACTTCTACACTACTTCTACACTACTTCCATACAAATAATTCTACACCAATATTTGCTTCTATTTGTCGTCCATACAATCCTTGTGGGTCTCTATAACTTTATTTAAGAAAGATAAGTTAGGATTGCTGTGAGAGACCCAATATATACTATCGGTATTTCTTTAAGTAGTTTTATACAAGGTTTTAAAAGTATTATATTTATAAAATTGAACTAAATATTAATTTCAAAATAATATTATTAAAACCAATCATGTCTTCGTTTACCACACCCACTCCACTTAGCTTTCAAGCGTTTAAACTTCTCCAAAAAGCACCAGAAGGAGATAGTACACTTCCCAATAACTATGGAACTATTGACTTAAAAGCCATCAAACAAGATGCGCTAACTCTTGATAAATTAATATTAGGATTTTCATTAGATAGATCCGGTTCTATGGAAATAATTAGTAAAGATGGAAATTCTCTTCTACAACACGCACAAAAAGTAGTAATTAATATTGCTCGATATTTAATGGATGTAAATACAAAAAATCCAAATACATCATTTGCCATTAAAGTTGTATATTTTGATAATCAACTTGATGAACTTCCACTATTTAAAATTAATTTTGAAAATGAAACAGATAATATAGATGATTTCATTCGTAATTTTAAACAATATAAACCACGTGGTTCTACAAATATTCAACTTCCCATAGAACATTTTAAAAATAATGAATTATTCCAGGAAGAAAATTCGTATCATATTTTACTTACAGATGGTAAGCCAAATTGCGGACATACTTCTTCTACTGACTTACAAGACAGCCTGCCCAATTGTAATAATATATTTATTGGATTTGGTCCAGACCACGCGGTTAAACTTTTAACGTCTTTAGCAAAAACTACAGATGGCGAATATAACTTTGTAAATTCAGCAGAAAACGCGGGAATGCTTTATGGTGATTTGCTTCACGGTATTTTATATAATGTTAGTAGTGATATTAATGTTATTATGAAGGGGGGACAACTATATAATTATAAAACAAAAAGTTGGGACTCGAAATTAAATTTTAAAAAGTTTTCAACAGAACATACTCAAACACTTGTATTTAAATTTCCTTGGGATAGTGTTGAACCTCAGTTATTTGAAATTAATTATACCGATTATCAAGATAATAAACTAAGTCATAATTTTAGCTCTACACAAGACGGAATGACGTATAATCCCACAAATGGTGAGTGCAAAGAAGAATATCGCGATAAACACGTAGAGAAACATATGTATCGTGTTAAAACTATGGAATATTTAGCATGTATGAAAAATTATACACACGGAAGTATTATCGGCGTTGCTCTTGTTAATGAAATAGAAAGTTTTAAAGAAGAATTGGATAAATTCATAAAGCGAAATAATTATGAAGATGACCTATTTATGTTAAATTTACAAAAAGATATTCAATTGTGTTTAACTTCTTCAAAGCAATATAGTAATCCTGCTATTGGAGCATTCTTACAATCGCGTTTATCTACTCACGGTAGGCAAGGTGGTTTTGCTGTTGATGTAGATGACTTAATTAATAATGAAGTTCATGCTGTTATTGGGTCATTAAGAGGATTTAGTGCTCCTAATGCTGTTCTACAAACTACACCACCAACTTCACTTAGACAAAGTTCTGCGTATACTACTCCAAGTCAAACTGTATTAATGAGAGCCTGTTCTCAACAACCAATTAACTAATTATACTATAATATTATTAATATAAAATTTTTTTATTTGATAATATAAATGAGTTCGGAAGAAAAAAAAGAAGAAGTCTCTAAGATTTTAGTCGCGGCAGCATATGATACAGCATTAATAAAACTTCAATCTACATTAAAGGAAAGAAATATTGACGTTTCCTCTAAAACTATTACACAAATTGTAAAGATTGCTATGGAAATTGTAGAAGCTACAAAACTCAAGGGTTCTGAACAAAAAGTATTAGTAGAAAAAATTGTTAGAAAAATTATTGTTGATTCGCCATTAGAAGAATCAAAAAAAAGTATTGTAATTTCTATGTTAGATGAAGGAATTGTTGGCGATGTTATTGAATTAGTTGTATCAGCCACCAAAGGTGAGTTAGATATTAATACCGTTGAAAAAGTCGCAACAGGTTGTTGTCTTGCTTTTTTAAAAAGTAGAAAATCCAGAAATCAAAAATTAACAAATAATCCACTTCATTAAGCACCACTAGCATATACCTCTGTCCATTGACGAGCCGTAGTTTCATATGCTACCTTATTATCTTTATATTGTCTTGCTATATCAGGAACTAATGGATCATCTGGATTTGGATCGTCTAAAAGACTACAAATGGATATCAGCACCTTTGAAATTGTTAATGCTGGGCTCCAATTATCTTTTAAAATATCTAAACAAATACCACCGCCACTATTTATATTTGGGTGATAAATCTTAGTTACAAAAGTTACCTTTGGTGGTTTAAAAGGATAATTAGCAGGAAAATTAATATTTAAATAAAAAACCCCCCCTGAATATGGAGTTTCCATTGGCCCCATAATAGTTCCGGTCCAATTATAAATATCGTCTCCTTCTGGACCCGCGCTACAATTTGAAGGTGGGTTCTTAGTAAGATTTTCTAATTCTTTTGCGATTCGTTTTGCTGAAGCCATAATATATATTTAATAATATTTTATTACGTTTATGTTGTTTTAATAAAAAATAAATTACATAAACCACTACAAGACAAGTAATTAAAAAATACTCACCACCTTATTCCGTTTAATTATGGTGGCTTTACGATTTTTTGTTTTTTTTTTCTTTTTTTTCTTTTTTTTAGCGAATGATTTTCATTTTGTACACGATGTATGTAGTAGATATATATTTCTGTCTCAGCTGTTCCTGTGTAAGTTCCTCCTCTCCACAATCGTCGGTGACTTCTTCTAGTAAGGAAACTAGATATTGAAGCGGGTCCACATTTGGGTCATCCATTATGTTCGTGTATGTGCTTGAGGGTAGGCTCATTTTTTTTAGGTATTATACTTGTTGTAGTTGTTGTAATTGTTGTAGTTGTGTTTTGATTAATGTCGAGTAGACTTGAAAACCATAAAGTTCAATTTTAGTGTTAAAATTAGGGTTTCTGTAAAACAAGTCAAGAAAAAAGGTCTTTATATGTACAGTTGCCTTTTAATTTTTATTTGTTTTTTTATTTTTTAATTTTTATTTGTTTTTTTATTTTTTAATTTTTATTTGTTTTTTAGTAGGTATTTAGCAGACAAATCCATCATCGAGTTCTGGCTCTTCTGTGAAGGGGTTGATATTGTGATTCCCCTCTTGGTCCATTCTGAGAAATTCAGCATAATTCATAAATTTCTCGCCAAATTTATTCATAAAGGTAACCCTACGGTGCATCTCTTTCTCATATGCCTTTCTTGCTCGTTTCATCAACTTCTGCTCCTCGGTAAGTTTTGCCTTAATTGCCTTGGTTTTGCGTTTGGCCTTTTTATCAGCTTTTTGAACCTTCTTGGCGAGAAGGTCTAGTTTTCGCTGCTCCTTAGCCTCTTTCTTCTTTCTCTTCTCCTCTGATCTGAAGATCATGTTGACCGCTCTTGCTAGTTCCCTCTTGGTTGCTGCTTCCTCTTTCCAGCCTGTGGTTAGAGCCTTGCGAGTAGCCTTGAGTTCGCGCTTGAAGTTGGCGTGAGCCTTCTTGTGAGCCTTCTTCTCAGCTGCTATTCTCTTGGTGCGAGCCTTAGCTGCCTTGGCGGCATCTGTTGGGAGCGCCATAGTAGCTATGGCCTTAGTCTTAGATACCCTAGGACCTGTGACCTCTTCGACTGGTGCGTTCATAATCTCGGTAAGATTAGCTGGGAAGTTAGTAGTGCTAGACATATTGTTTAATATTAAATTTGTTGGTTTTGTAAATCTTGACTTGTATTTATTTGTTTTGTATATTTGTAGAAAATATGAAAACCAAAAACTTCAATTTTCAGATATTTTTTCAATATATTTTTATATACAAAAAAATATAATAAAAAAAAGGTCTTTTATTTACATCTTGCCTTGATTAATTTTTATTTGTTTTTATTTGTTTTTGTATTTTTTGATTTTTATATAGATTATCATATTATTACCCTGATAGTATATGGGTTGGTTCTATGAACCTAAGCCAACTTGGCGTTGAGATTTTTAATCTCCTCTTCGAGATCCTCAATCTCACACGCATCTGCCCAACTGTCCACGCTGTATGATGCGAGTTCGAGTTCCTTCTCCTTAATCTGGTCGAGAATAAGTTGCCGCTCGTGAGTGGTCATACCGTTGCGCTGGCGTCGGGGTTTCCATGCGTTAGCACTTGATTTAAGGATAATCTCTTCCTCCTCTTCCTCGTCACTTATAGCACTAGGAGCGTCCTCGATGTTATAAACCTTGGTATCGCACGGAGGTTTCATAAGGTTCTTACTGTCGCCCTTGAAGCTGACTCGTTTGGAAGCCTTAGCAACAGTAGGGAGAGCTGGGAAGTCTTCGTCATCGACCTCCTCTTCGCTGCTACTGAAGAAATCCTCGTCGCTGCTGTCGCTATCCTCGGCCTCTTGCTGCTTGGAGAGTTCCTCTTGGCGTCTCTTTTCCTCCTGTGCCTGACGAATACGAGCTGCTAGGCGGTCAGCAGCACCATCTTTGTAGGAATTCTTAGCAGCCTTTTTCTCAATTGCTTTGCGGGCCTTCTTGGCTGCTAGCTTATCACACGTGCGAATGTGACACCCATCCTCCTTACAGTAGGCACAAGGACGAGAGTTACTCTTGACTTGAGGATTTACCTGAACCCTAACCTGAACGCGAGGTTGGATACGAGTAGTATGCGCTACTGTAGAGGCATCGCTCACTTGAAGCTTGGTGGTCCATCGACCATTGGGCTTCATCTGCTCAGTTGCCTGAACCCGGTAGGTAGAGTGGAAGGTGCGGCTCTGGTGTGGCTTCACTACCGTCTTCCTACGTTGATAAACGCCAGAATTGGTAGAGAACTTCTTCGGCATAAATGCTCCTAGAGAAGTAGAACGCTGCTGAGTGCTGCGGACAGAAGAAGAAGGGCGCCCGCATGAGATAGTTACCATAGAAGACATGATTTTTAGTAGTTGATTGTTTGTAGTATTTGTTATGCTAGTTGTTTTTTTTTTTGGGTATGATGAGGAACACTTGAAAACCAAAAATTTCAATTTTCAGAAAAAAAAAATCTTGACTTGTCAAATTCAAAATTGAAAAATTTGGTTTTCATAACGGTCACTATATATCAACTATACTTATACATCTATATATACATTTGAGTCAACTCAATAATAAAACTCCAAATTTCAAGTCAAGTTCAACTTACAAATACCATGATGCAATCGTTCACTAATTGGTTAAAGGAAGCCGGTTTAGATGCTAAAAAACATCAACTTTCCGGAATGAAGTGGGTCTATACTAGAGAAACAGCTCCTAGACTAGGAGTTCCCGGTGGCTTCCTATGCGACGAGATGGGATTGGGTAAAACAATCCTTATGATAGGTACTATGGTAGTCAATCCACAACAAAAGACCCTTATCGTATTACCTAAGTCTTTACTACAACAATGGTGTGGGTCTCTCAAAAAGTTTGCTAATATTGATGCGTTTATATATCATGGTGCTAAGGCAAAACGCGCTACCGAAGATGACCTAGCATGTCAAGTGGTCTTAACCACTTACGGAATGATTAGTGTGAGAAAGCGTAAAAAGAGGTTAATTCATTGTCCTCTCTGGGATATCGAATGGAACAGAATTATCTATGATGAAGCTCACCATATGCGTAACTCTAAGAGTGGGCAACACGCTGGAGGATGTCGTCTAAAGGCAAATATTAAATGGATGGTAACTGGAACACCTATTAACAATGGGCGTAAAGATTTCTACCACCTTTGTTCCGTATTGGGACTTAATCGGACCTTTTACCGAAATAGGGAGGCAATAGCCAATACTATTAAGGATTGTGTACTCTATCGAACAAAAAAAAGTGTCGGTATTAAAATGCCTCCTCTTAATGTCGAAATAGTAAATGTATCGCATGAAACTCCAGAAGAAGAGCAGTTTGTGAAGAACATTCATGCTAGTGCTGGATTTGCTGATGTAACAACAGACAACGTGGATATGGCGATTAACTTTCTCAACAACGCATATAATAGCAGACTACCGTTGTATATGTTAATGAGACAAGGCTGTGTTATTCCACCAATGGCTTCTGATAAATTGGTTCAACGCCTTATCAACAGAGGAGATTTTGATGCTGAAGATGCTGATTTGTTAGCCTGTTCTGGTGTTAGTAAAATGAATGCTGTTGTAAATAAGGTTGTTGAGAACAGAAAAAACAAAGGAGCAAAACTTATCTTCTGTCAATTCAAACGTGAAATAGCTCATTTGAAGGATAGACTTACAGCAGAGGGGTTTAATGTAGCGGTTATACAAGGTTCAACATCCAAAAAGGACCGCATATATGCTCTACAAAGTCCTATTCCCACCGAAGTGATTGCGTCTATCGTCGATGCGAAAACTACTTCAGTTGGAGCTGGAGCATCTATTATTCCCCGCCTTATAAATAGTTTCCTATCCCCCGATGTGCTTATCGCACAAATTCAAACAGCGTGTGAAGGATTGAACCTTCAACACTTCAATGAGGTATATTTCACTACGCCTCATTGGAACCCAGCGGTTGAAGACCAATCTATTGCTAGGTCTCATAGAATTGGACAGACATCCCCCGTAAATGTATATAAATTTATAACTACCTTCTCTTCAAATGGTGTAAGTCTAGATCAATATTGTTTGAACGTCCAGCAAATCAAAAGAGAGGCGGCATCCATTATCAAACCAACAAATGCATAAAAATCAAAAAATACAAAAACAAAAAAAAAATTTAATAAAAGGCAACTTGTATATAAAAGTCCTTTTTTTTATAGCCTACCACCAGCTCCAGCTAAGCCATCAACAGTACCTTCGTTATGATCTGGAGCGCCGATCCAAGATTGGGGGTGATCATCATCATCTTCTTGTTCTTCATAAAATACGAACAGCGTGCCCGGACCACTTGTAACAATGGGTTGATTGTTCTCGATCTGAATGAATACGGGGCGTTCTTTATGTCGGACGTTCATGTTTATCCAATATTCAATATCCTCGGAACGTTGGCTATAATCAACCTTCAAATTATTTAAAGTCCAATCGTTATTATTTTTTAATTTTCTCTCAATAACATTTATCAGTATTTCTGTAGTCAATTCAGCATTTAATATTCTTTCAGCTTCATCAAACCAATTTTGGTTTATAACTGTATAATATATGTAATCGTATTTAGTTTCAATTCCCATTATGGCGTATATAACCCTAACTATATATATAGTTAATTTCAATTTTACAGAAAATTGAAATAAATTTTTTCTAATTGTTATTATGCATACTCACATAGACTTGAACGAAATCATTATTAAAATGGGAATCTGGACAACTAACAACGGAAACAAACATAAGGTTAATATTGAATCTAGACATATTTTAGATATGAAAGCACGGGGGGCGCGCTTTTGCTGGATTCACGATAATCCAGGAATAAATGATGAAAAAAATAATACATATTTTGAAGACACGGAAGACGATGGAACACATAGGCAACGGAGAAATATTAGTGTATTATGCGAGGATGGGGAAAATATAATTGGATATATAAGTCATTTTGTTGGTGGTTGTGCTGCTGGAACAAATATTACTAACTGGTTTATCTTTCAACCTGGGACGTATCCAACGGTTTATCATACACAACATTCCGTAGATGAAGATGATGTATATATTGAAGAGCTATAAATGGTAGAGGATTATTAAATTTTTTTTAAATAATAATAGGTATACCAGATGATCTATAATGAAAATGAAGTGTAGATTCTTTTTTAATATCGAAATGAATTAACGTAAGATTATAATTTTCAGGGCTTAATACTTTACCTGCGTAAGTTAAATAGAAATAATTAATAGGAATATTATATAAATTATTGATGACTACAAAAAGCGTTCTTATAGTATCTGTTTCGTCTATATCAATTGTTGATGTTTTATGACCCGTGTTTTTGATAAATATCTGCATATAGTTATTATTATCATGACTTATTAAAATGGTTTTGATAAATAAATTTACATCCTATAACTGCTACAATAAATGACGCCCATATATTAAAGAATTTTATAACATTGGGAGTATTTACTTCGATATCGGCAAATTCCATAAGTCCATATGGGCCATACCAAGTTTTATCTTGAAATAACTCTCTTTCTAATCTAAAACATATGCATCCTTTAAATAAGAAATGTAAAACTAATGTTAAAATAAAGAACCCAATAACCCAATATTCTACTCTATAAAATAGTATCCTATACATTAATAATGTATATGGTAAGTTATGTAAAAAATAAACAACAAACCATCCGGCAATATCAGGATTTCCCCCAAATATTTTGGTTAATGCGTTACAAATGGATTTTACACAATTTTTTATGATTGGTTTCCTATATTCCCAATTAAGTATTTGAAGCATATATATATAAAAAAAAAATAATTTTTGTTTTTAAGCGAATTACAATTTGCTTAATAAAATAAAACTCATATAATTCTTTAATTTTTGTTTATCTTTAAAGAAAGCAGCATAATGAATTTCTCCTAATGGAAACGAAAATTTGTAAGTGTTGTTTTCTTTTGTGAGGTTAATTTGCGACGTTTTATCATCTTTACAATAATACGTTAAAATACTATTTACAGATGGACTGTTAACATAGTTTTTCTTAATAAGGGCCTTTTCAAAAGTCATAAACATATCTCTAGTGTAATATGATTGTATTTATTTAATTCAATTTAACTATTGTATTAAATAAGTAATAAAAAAAAATTTATTAGATGCCCACGGCAGGACTCGAACCTGCAACCCCAAGCTTAGAAGGCTTGTACGCTATCCGATTGCGCCACGAGGGCGAAGTTTGTATTCATAATTATTTACTAGTTCAGTAAAATGTTGTAAAATCGATTTACCTTTAATGTATGGAGTTCTCATTGTGTGGTCGCCCTGGTCGATCCATAGACGAATTCCAATATATTTTGTTTGGTCTTCAGTTTTATATCCAAATCCACTTACGACAAAAGTATCGCAAATAGTTCCTGGAAATTTAATAATAATCCTTTTCACTCCAAATCCATAGCGATTATTTTCCAATCCAATAAAACACATCTCTTGTAATTGTTCATTTGTCATATCCATATTTATTGTTTATGATAAAATATTTTATAAGAAAAAAATATCAATTTTCTAAATAAAAAACGTCTAGTGCAGGATTTGAACCTGCGCGGGCAAAGCCCAACAGATTTCAAGTCTGTCCCATTAACCGCTCTGGCAACTAGACAAAGGGGTAAATAAAATTTTATAAGGGCCGCTGTGGGAATCGAACCCACGACCTCGCCCACCCAAAGGGCGAATCATACCCCTAGACCAAGCGGCCAATTGCTGTTTTCTTTTTACTTCAATAATAATGCTGTTAGAAAACAAGATAATTAATATTTGTATATATTATATGGTAAAAACCGCTGTTACTAATATGTTTAATAAATATGTTGAATTTTTTGCTAATTTTAATGTTTTAGGATTAGCAATTGGTTTAATGATAGGTTCAAATTTGAAAGAAGTAGCTGGAGATTTTATTGATGGATTGATAATGCCTTTTATAAAACCTATTTTAGGGACAATTACTGGTGGAAGAGATTTAAAATTTAATGTTCCCGGAACAGAGGTTGAATTGGATTTAGATAAAGTTACAGCTTCATCCATAAAATTTGCTGCTTTATCTGTAATAATATTTGTTATGTTACAATTAGGTGTTCAAATTAAAAAACCTGTTCAATGGGTTTCTGTTAGAAACTGGGATAAAATGAAAAAAAGTAAAAGTGTAAATACAAGTGTAAATACAAGTAGAAAACCTAATTCAAATAAAGGATTTAGTCTTTAATGCACCTTCCGGTAATCGAAACCGGGGCACTTCCTTGGAAGGGAAGTATGTTACCACTACACCAAAGGTGCTTATGGAGAATGGGGGCATCGATCCCCCTGCCTCACGCATGCTAAGCGTGCGCTCTACCATTTGAGCTAATTCCCCTTCATTAGCTATAAGCTCCCACCGTGAATTGAACACGAGACCTTATGATTACAAGTCATACGCTCTACCAACTGAGCTATAGGAGCCTATCTCCTTCCAATATTAACAAATATCATAAAATTTAATATTTAACGCATAAAAGATTTACTAAATAAAGAGTTAAGCCACAACTGAGATTTGAACACACGGCCTTGAGCTTACTAAACTCACGCTCTACCCCTGAGCTATTGCGGTTATTACTAAATAATTTAAGTATTATCTATTTAAATTATTTCTTTAATAAATTATATTCTCTAATTTTTGGTAACCGTGATTACCAATGGCCCATTAGCAAATTTAACCCCAAGGCGTAAATTATTGTTCACAGGGTTCCTCCCCCCACTGCCCTCCACGACAATAATATCGGCGCCGGAACCCGCCTCCCCAGCGGATAACTGAAGTATATGGTAAGCTCCCGTTCCGAGAGGAGGTGGATTGAACCCGTTCTGGACCAACTGTGCGGGTGTGAAAGTGACGGGGGTGGAGGTATAGTTATTCGTAGACGCTGTTGTGGTCACTTCGATGCTATATGTGGCGTTAGCGTCATCGAGAATTATAATATTTAAATTCCCAGTTGCTGAAAGGTTGAAGCCGTCCATGGCAAAATTGACTGGGATCCTCGACTGAATGGTCGAGGCGTTATCGAGCACTGTTTCACCTAGACCACCAAACAAACCGCCGCTTAAGTAGAATTCTCTGTTAGAAGTATCTCCATCGAAAAAATCGTTCCAAGAAGATGTAGTACCAGAATGTTCCCTCACATTTATTGTCCCATCTGACCGCAAAATAGATTCTGAAAAATCGTTGGATCCATTCCCTGTGACCGAGTAACGGATCTCCACACTTTCACCACTTGCGATCGAGGTGCCGATCGCTGGTGGGTTTACTTGGGATGGAGTAGTTGTGTTGTAAAATAATGAACCTACTCCAATTTTGTTTTGAAATAAATAGCTCATTCCTACATTTGGAAATAAACCAAATTTTGTGTTACCACCATAGTTAGATGTAGAACCATTTGTTGTGGCTAATTTTCTATCACCGTTTTTTGGTATTAATACTATTCCTGTAGCTTGAGGTCTTTTACCTCCTAAAGCGTTTAATTTTCTTACATTTCCTGGATTAACCATTATAATATATAACTTTATATTTATTCTAAAAGTATTTGAATTTTAAAATAAATAAAAATGTAATCACAAAAAATCAACATGCTAACTGTGGGGTTCGAACCCACGCGTGCGAACACAGTCGATCTTAAGTCGACCCCCTTGGACCAACTCGGGCAAGTTAGCGCGAAATATTTAATCAGATTTTCAATTAATAATATTTTTTACTTGTGAGAACTTTCGCTCTCTTAACAGATCAATTCCGGACAACCTGATTTGAACAAGTGACCAATCGATCTACAGTCGATCGCTCTACCAACTGAGCTATGTCCGGTAACCGAACAAAATAATTTTACTGGAAGCAATATGGTTACTAGAAACCATTCCACATCTTTCAATGTGCCACAACGGGAATCGAACCCGCATCCGTTCTTTAAAAATAGAAAAAAAAATTTGCTGTAAACTTCCATATTTATGCTCCAGTGGGGGCTTGAACCCCAGACCTTCGGCTCATAAGACCGATGCTCTACCGACTGAGCTACAAGAGCACATCAGACACCTCCACATATTATTATTAAGGTTTTTCTCTAAGTTAATTTTTATAATGTTATTTTAAGTTTTTACAATCTTCACATACGAAAATATTCCAGTTTTTAATTACACTTTGTGAATTATATCCATATACATTTTTCAAGTTACAAATATAGCAATCACCTGTTGTTTTTATAATGATTTGTTCTAATGGAGCTATTTGACCTTTTGTTTTTTGTTTTTGTTTATTTAAAAAGTTCCCCATTAAGATTTTTGGAGAGAAAAATATTTTATAATTAAGCAACTTGTAAATAATAAGAAGTTAACCAAACTATAAAAAAAGGAGCTGCCTTTAAATCCAAATAAGCAAGCAAGGCAATAATAAATGCGGTTAATCCTGATTTTGTTGCGTCACGAACTCGTTCTGTTTCATCATCATCTCCTTTCATATAAAATAAAGTATACGCACAAAATCCTATTATAACTAAAAACATGCCTAAAAATCGGTAATTTGTGATTAATTTATTGAATAATTTTCGTTTTTCTGGGTCATATGCTAAAATTATACCCGTAATAGCTACAAATATACTCATAGATATTACAAACTCTGAACGTGGTGGCGACTTTACTTTCTTTTTCTCACCCTCAGCATGATTTTTTTCATTTCCATAACTACTCATAATATATATAGAATTCATATAAAAAATTTCATAATATATATATAAATGTGGTTCCCTGAAGAACTTTGGAGAGAAATTTGTGGATTTTTACTACATAATATAAAAAGACACGGGAAACATTTAAAAATATATAATAAAAATATTGTAAATTTTAATCAAGTCGTTCAAGATTTACCTAAAAAAACAATACCAAAAAATGGACCGAGAATAATATTTAATTCGGCAAAAAAAACTACAAGATTAATTAAGTTTTTATATAATATACAAATTCCATCTTGGAATACATATAGACTTATTATAGAACATATACCATATAGAGAAGAATTTGATAATGATACATTTCCAAATATACCTAGTATCCGCGCACATTATCTTCAAATAACATAGATATAACAAATACTATCAGCATTATAAACATAAATATTAACGTAGGTGCATCACTCATTTGACGAATAGCTTCAAGTTCTTCAGGACTCATGTTTTCATTATAAAAATCTTCCATTATAATTATATTTATAAATATTTCTTTTGTTTCAATTTTCTTAATATTTAAATATAACAAACTAACTATTATATAAATGGTCAACGAAAGTATTCCTAGACAAATTCAAAATAGAGAAATAAATGGCTCTTCTGTAAATTACCAAAATAATCCACGTGAAAAATGTGTTATTTGTAAAACAACAACGCAATTTAAATATAATACTCATATAGAAACCCGTGGTTCTTATGTAGAAGGATGTGGTCAGTTATGTAACTCTTGTTATATTGCGTGTTTTAATACCTCCACAGCAGATACATTTCAGGATTATTTATTTGAATAAAATATTTAGATTTATATATGGGAAATTGTTTAAAAACTTGCTATGAAAATGTAAATGAATTAGGAGTAAATCCAAAAAGATTTACTTGTCATGTATGTAATAAGAAAAAATGGAGAAATACAAAATCATATATATTTGTAAAAAAACATGGATGTAATATATGTAGGCTAAAGGCAAAATATAAACATATTATTGAAGAAAGATATGGACGAAATATAAAAGTTTCAGTCCCAATGGATAACCCTCAAACTTATAAAACAGTTGGTAGATATTATGAAGCAGAAATATAAAATTGAATAATAATAAATATAACTATTTACTATTATTAATAATATGTCCGATCCGATTCAATTAGAACTTTTTGAATTTCAAAACTCTATTACTCCAAAGTTAGTAAATATTAATGCTTTTAAAAATCTAGAACAGCTAAAAAATGCCCGCGTGTTTAACATACTATTTGGATTTGAAGACCATTCATTTACAAGGAAACCATTAGAGAAAAACGATAGGGATGCTGTAACTCTTTTAAAAGACCTTGATATTTCATATAATAAGTGGATACTATTTACAAATTTTATAATTAATAACCGTATAGAAGGACTGGAATCTTATAAAAAATTTAAGGATAAACCAAGATATAATATTTTAACAAATAATTTAAATGATTTGGATAAAATATGTAATAAATTAGGAGGCATTCCGGTATTTGACAAGTTTATAGAGGAATTTTATAAAGAGGATAAAAACAAAACAGAAAATACAAATTTTATGAAACCAGAACAAGATATAGATAATAATTATATTTGGATGATTTATAATGATACAGGACAATCGTATGACTATAGGGTATTTATAAATACAATTTGTTCTCCAGATAGAGGGTGGACATGTTCGGGGAATGAATCAAATATATATTATTTTAGAAAACCACGTAATATAATTATACCTTCGATGGGTCCTCCGGATTATACTCCACCGGATAGTGGCGATGAAGAAGAGATAGGACACGAATTTGACGAACAAGGTCTTCCTATTGAGGAAGAAGAAGATTTATAAAAGCATATTCTTCAGGTTTGATTTGAAATACATTATGTCTATCTTCATCATTCCGTGGATGTGCGAAATAATATAACCGGTCTCCTATATGAGACCATTCTTTGCCGTATTTAGATACATTAAATTTAAGCTCGAGATTAATACATTCTTGCTTGTTTAAACCTAATTTATCTTCTCCAGAAATAATATTTAACTTTTCCATTTAAATATAATTTACCAAGTTTTTTTTAACTCCTTTTATTTTTCTCTCCAAATCTTTTCTGTCTAACTTTTTTGAAATGAATATAAACATTTTATACTAATATTTTTTCATTTAATTTAACTATTTAAATATTATAATATTAAATTATAATAATGAATAATTTATCATATCTACTAGAAAATCCATTATATTTTTCAAGTATAAGTTTACTTGTAAATATTCCGTATACATTTTATGTAGGAAATTATCATCTTTTATTAACTGAAATACCCATATGTGCTTGTAGCATTATTTATCATAATAAAATATATCATATTAGAAAAATAGATATTTTTGTTGGTCAATTAGCATATTGGCAGCATATGTATTATTGTAATAACAGAATTTCTAGAATATGTTGGTTATTATGTCCAATTATCTATAGTATTTCTAGTATTTTAAATTATTATAATTATATTAGAATATCAAATTTTATACATTCATTAATCCATTATTTTCTTACACTTGGAACTATATATTATAATTATTGTTCTCAAAATTCACTTACAGTATTTAAAATTTTATCAGAAAGAAATACATTTATACCGAATAACAATGTTTTAAATAAGTAACCTGTAAATTTAGGATTACCATAATTTTTAAAAGCGTTGGACAAATTTAAGTATTGTTTTATTAACTCCTTTTATTTTTCTCTCCAAATCTTTTCTGTCTAACCTTTTTTTAAATGAATATAAACATTTTATACTAATATTTTTTATAATACATGAAAGAGTGTTGTAATATAATAAGAGATAACCTTGGTTTTTGTTGTGCCCAAGTAAAAGCCAAATGGAAAGATGATTTATTAATAGGAACAGAACATACAAGAAAAATAATACCAGACTGTACTACTCCTCAAATTGAGAATGGTTGTGGATTATCAACAGAAGATAAAGTGGCTATTGTTGTAAGTGACCCAAAATTTGGAATGTTTTCCCTGATGAAATACCATCTAAAACGAGGATATAAAAATGATATATTAAAGAAAAAAAATACATTTTATTGCAGCCATACATTTTCTTTGTTGGCTTTTTTACCTATTATAGTCTTTATAATTCAATGGGCAATATATATTGCTTTAATAGCAAATGAGATTCGTGAATATGATAAAGGATATTGCCCAAATAGTTCTACTTGGGAGAAGAAAGTAATAATGTTTGCGGTAAGCATGTTATATTTTGTTCGGTCTTTCTTCTTATGGGATAATTTGACGGATAGAACACGATTAAATAGAATGGTTCCTGCTGTTGATATTTGGATTATGCTTGATACTTTTCAGGAGTTTGGGTTTAATTTAATAGTTTATTTGGCTAATATTTGGATTATTTTTAGTAATGATGAAGTTCAAGAAATGATATTAAACGCACTTGCTATGGAGTTTTTAATGAATTTAGATAACGAATTTGAA